GCCAAAATGAAAATTTGTTGCATTGGCACGGAAGGACAGCTTAATCCCCCATCTACCATATTTAAAACGCTTGAATACGTCCATTATGGCAGGTACCAATGTAAACATGAACGGAAACTCGAACTGGGTAACCAGTCCTCCAACAGCAGTTGCTCCACTCCAATTAAAATTAGCTATTTCATAATTTCTTTGTAAAATGGTTTGCAAATTTTGATCTGCATATGGATCAGTTGGTCCGTAAATAGAGCTAACCACACATTTTTCTTCGGTAGCGATATCGTGAGCATCAGAAAATTCAGTCAATTCTTCCTTCTCGTTGATCTGCACCACTCCGTCGTCTTTAGATGCTTGAGCATAAAGCATGCTCGGATAATCTTCAGAGGACGCTTCGCTGGCGGTTCCAAAGATTTCAGCATCCATTGTGTCCCATGTTTTGTACGTCATGAGATCACACTTGTTGCGGCTAAGAGCTCTTTGGGTCTTATGAAAATATTTCTCATAAACCTCAGGTCCGTGATGATACAATTCGCGCATCATAGCTTGGCAATTTTCAGTTGTGGCGCGGTGTGGGTCATGAGACTCACGAATCCAGTTCGAAATTTCCAAGACTTGATCTAATGGTAATGGCGCAAGCATTCTAAGCTTGTGTTGCTTCCACATACGTTTCAAAAACGTAGCTTCAGTCAACGGATACCAGCCTCTGGTTAAATCACCAGTTTTCAAAGCGTCAGTATATTTCAACCCAAGTACGCTCATCCAATAAGCTTTCTGTTCCATACCATACCATTCTTGAGCTGTAGTTTCTGTGTTGTCATCACCAAATGTGGTAACTTCAAACAACTCCCAATAATCTGAGACATAGAATTCATCCCCCTTTCCAGTTGGATTTAAGGATTTCTTGCCTAGTTTCTGGGCTTCACTAACAGCACAAAAGACATGTGCGATAATATTTACAATACAATTGTAAATTGTTGTCATCAAGTCCCCGGATGGGTTACTTCCTTTGATCGCAATTTTATAGACCTTGTCCATAACAACATGCAATGCATCGTAAGTATTCTCATCCAGATTTTTCATCGCCTTGAGATCTTTAATCTCAATCAGGAGTCCTTCCAATTCAGAGCGCTCAGCATCAGTCAAGTCATCACTTTCCATCTTGTGTAGAGTGACATAAGTTGCAATGCATAATTGATACGCTCGATAGAGGTACTCAATGATCGATCCATCAAATCCCTTGAAATCTCCGGGCAAAGCACGAGTCTTTGAGCCCCAGCGATTCAATCGGCGGAATAGTAATTCCCAATCAGTTGAGTGAACGTTTATACCTACAGCAATAGGTGAGTTCACCGGATCAGACATAAGATTTTCGACGATGGTTTGGAAAAACACACGCCGAGCAATC